AAAGTCCTTTTGTTGCCATAATATTTTCACCACCTTTCTTTCTTAAAACTTTTTTTTTTCTTAGCCATCTTAGCTAAATTCTCTTTATGTTGATATTAAATGAACTGTTAAAAATGTAACTAAAGTATGGGTTATATCAGTAGTTGCGTTGCCAATAACATGAATAAGAACTTCAACATACTGACCAGCTGTTAAATGATAAATATCAGTTACACCTAACGTTAAATCTGTTAAACCAGTGCCAGTATGTACATCATTTCTCATAATCTCAACATTATTTACCCTAACATAAAGAACATGTCTGGTATCTGCTGTACAGTTTGTCAATGAAACACTCGTTGAAATGTGATAATACCCTGTTACTGGAGCAACAAATCTCGCCTTCTTGATTTCGTAGCCCTCATTCCCGTCTGGAAAAATATCATCGTTTAAAGTCAAATCTCCAGCCGCAACAGCAGTTACATAACCATAAGTATTGTCAGTAGTATTTTTAACTCTGTCCCCTGCTACAACTCCATCATTAACAAAATCGCCACCACTGTCAATTAGGTGGTCTACAGTATTACCGTCTGCCGTTCCTGATACTAAAGTCCCCATGTCAAAATCACCGCCAATATCATAACTTTCAGTATCAAATTCAATCTTTGAAACACCTTCAAGATTGTCTTGAGCGGTTTCTCTATAAGCTCTTGCCTTAGGTGTTATATTTGGTGCATTATCACCATACACTGCAACGCTGTCTTTAATTAATAAGCCATCAACGGTTACTCCCGTGGCTGCTGTTTTTTCAGCAATTACATCAGTAGTATGCGCTCCTGCTACAGTATGTTCGGCATCTATGGCATCTCTTTGATCGTTGTGCATGCCAATTGCATAAACTGCTTCAACTAAAGAGCCGTCAGCATGTGACCTTGCCGTTGAATTGTCTGCTGCCCTAGTCACTCCAGTGATATCGCTACCATCAATGCCAGTGAACTTAATTACTTCTCTTGCTGTTGATGTAGCTGTTCCACTACTATCTTCCCTGTTAATAACCAAGTAACCAGGATACTGCAAATTAGTAGCAGAATTTAACGTAATAGTTGTATCATCATCATCAATAGCACCATTTAAACTTGTTGACCAAAAGTTTTTAGTTGGTGCTTTAAATAATCCTGCGCCCATAATTTTTCACCTCCTTAAAGGTAATTTTTAAAATTCCGAATTTTTAATTTTAACTTATACTTTTTCACTTGAAGGGATAAAGCCAAATCCTAATGGCTTTGCCCTCGTTTTGATTGCTAGTAATTCATAATTATCATTTCTATTATCTGTTGTTATTATAAATTGCACATTTCTTGCCGCCTTATTCATAACCGTCCATCTATAAATTTCATTAATATCGGAAGCACCGCCTTCTTCTTCAGAATCAGCCCATTGAAAGTCTGCCCACATCCCCGATCCCCACCCGGCATTGCTGGCTGAAGTTGAAATGGCAAAGCTCTTAGCTGTTGTAACATCTCCATCTCTTTCTTGTAGTCTAATAGATACATTAATCGTTCCTTGAACATTTCTAAACAAGGTAAATATTTCTTTAATGTTCTTAAATCTTTCCCATGTTTTAAAATCTTCTTTTCTTGTTCTCAAGATTGTTTCGATTGCCGTTCCTTTGTCGTCTGCAAAGTTCTCATCATATTCGGTTACATTCGGCGCCCCATCTTCTCCATAAAGCAAATGTTCATCATCACTTGAGTCGTAATATGTTTCAAAAACCCTTGCATCTTTACTCCAGGGTCCAATCCAAGCAAGTCTTTCCCGATCATAAATCATTGTTTTAACCTTGCCGGGAAAAGCGATGCCATATTTAAACTTATGATAAAAAGCTGTTGCTCCTTTTTTTTGCGTTATACTTAAATTATCAAAAAACGGCCTTATTTTAGCTGATATTTCACTTGTTCTTAAGACGTTAAATATGTTCGGCTCATATCCCAAAGCATAAACACCCTTTCTTGATAAAAAGAATATGTCATTTCCTACAGATACTATTGATTTTGAGGCTATACAGCCATGTGACGCGGTTATTAACCGTGCTTTTGGAATGGTGACTACAAAATTTCCAATCGACAAATTAGATAATGTTACCTGCCAAATGGATCTTTTTTTGAAAACAATTATTTTGTCTTCAAAGTTCGCTATTCCTGTAATATCGTCTCCTGCGTCTGGTTCTATTCTAATATAATTTCCACCTAAAGATAAATCAAAATTCTCTTGATGGGGAACCTTTCCTGAAATCGCTACTTTATCTGGTTCACCGTCTATACCTGCAAAAACAAGTCTATCTTGAAACTTAATCACAAATTTAGCGTTTATCCCTCCCGTTGAATCACTTGTTGGCGGAAAAGTAAAGTCTTGCGGTGTTGCGTCTCCATTATCAAACCAATTAGTGCTGGAAGCGTCCACAGAAGCCAAAAACCTTTCATCTCCTAAGTATCTACCATAAATATTGTATCCTTCTCTAACCCCGCTTGCTGTTGATACTGCTGACCAACTGACTAATATTTGTCCGTCTGCTGGATCTTGGGGACAGTTATCTGCCTCTATAGACGTTGATGCTAGTGTTTCTCCTACACTTGACACCGCAGAAACTCTGTATGAGAAAGAATTTGTTCCACTTACTCCTGAGTATTGAGTAGCAAAAACACTGCTTGGTACGGCAATTGTTGGGAAGCCAACAAGAGTAGGACTAGAATATCTAACCATTTCCCTATCACCGTTCACTAAATACATTTTATCATCAAGTTGGGCCATTGACATATCGTATCCTGAAGCCCATGATGCGCCTGTCAAAGTGCTGTAGCTGGCATTTGATTTCTTAGTTAAGTAACCTTGATCGGTAATAGCCAGCAATTCGTTGGTTCCATCTGCCTGATAAAACCCTTTTAATCCTCTTACTGAGCCAGTGGCACTAGACAAAAAGTAATTGGCTGTTCCCCACCTTTTAGTAGGGACGCCTTTTCCTATTAATATTAAGTTACTAGATTGTGCTAGTTCGGTTTTGTCTATTTCTGTTTCTTTTAAAAGAGTGTTAAGACCTTTTCTAAAATTATCCCAATTAGCCTCAACGTCTTTCGCTGGTTTAAATGCCGGCATTCGTGTTTGTAAAACAGCCATTTAACCCCCCCACCTAAAACCGTGTTTAGCTTGGTCTACGCTTCTTACTCTGTCATTATAAGCTGCTTCTGATGGGGTAGACTCAAACTCTAACATATTTTGTAATATTAAATTAGCTTGAACTTGTGCCTGTTGAAATCTCGCATCTTCCCTTGCCTCCCACACATCGGCAATCACTCCTTGGACTAAGTAATTAGGATTAGGACAAATGACAGTATTAGTTGGTGATGCAAGTGATGATGGTGAAGAGAAATAAGGAACAAGAATTGATGCTCCGCTATTCATGTTATTACCAGAAAGAGTTGAGTTGACGAACATTGAACGCCCACTAGCATCGTTCCCCATTATCTTGACATATCTATCTGCACTAGCTGTAAACGTTGACTCCTCTTGTCCTCTAATCTCTGGAAATGTAACTGTTGTTGTCCCATCATAAGTAATTTTGGGCCTAGAGGCCAACATTCTAAAATTAGAAGGTAAAGCAACAGAAGCATTGCCTGTACTAGTGGAAGCAATAGAATTATATTCAGAATACAATGCCTGCCACTTACCAGTTTCAGACCACGTTCTTTCACGCCTATTAATATATTCGAGTCTTAGGCTGTAATCGCTAGTCGAGATATTATCAGTATCTTCATCTTGATCGACCACAGCCGCCACTCTGCTTTGAACATTATCAACTGTAAAGCTCATAATTTTCCTATTCTTTTATTCCCAAGCAACCGTATCAACCATTGTATTAGGTAATACTGGAATCCATCCTAAAGTATCTGTATCACTGTGGGCAACCCTAATTACTCCGACACCTGCTAAAGCTGCTCCCGTCCAAAGAATTGATGTACAAGACACAAAAGCTGTTCCTACTAATCTAATTGCTGGTGCTGATGCAGTTGAAGAAACACCTAAAGTTACAGTCTCTTGAGTTGCTCCCTGAATCATTGTGTTTTGAAAATGAGCTGCTGGCTCTAAGGTTGCATTAGCATTAATAGTTGCTGTTGAAGAAACAACTAAATCTGCTGTTGACATAATAGTTGCTATTCTAACCGAGGGAATGGTTGCCGTTGAAGTAACAACTAAATTGTCTAGTTTCAAACCCGGTCCGGTTGATGAATTAGAAAGACTTAAAACTGGAGTCGCTTCATTGCCAATTACATTAGCTTCAGTATCAGAATCTAAATTTAAAATTTGTTTTAATTTTACCATGTTCTCACCACCTTTCTATAAAGAGTTTAAATATTCGTCTAATCTTTGATCATAGGGTAGGTTATAGGTATTACCAATCTTAGCTAGAATTTCAGATGGTCTGCTTGAACCAAACTTTTCCTTTAACAAGTCAGGGTACTTTTTGTTGATTGAAGATAAATTTGCCTGTAGCAGGATAATTCTATCTTCAATTGAGTGGTTAATGTCTTTCGGTGTTATAGCCATAAAAAAATCCCGTCAATCAAAATTTGACGGGCATTAACTAATTAGTTCTTTGCCTTTTATTAATATTACTAAAACTTTTTCTTTTTGTCAAGTGACGGCAACGTGTTCATGCCATTGGTATTTAATACAAACATCAATAGCTCCACCTGATTTATTAGTTGCCTTAATAAGATAGTCTTCATTTGGCTTTAATAGCCAGTATCCATCAGTAAGATCTCCTCCAGCAGCAGTAAATTTGCCAGCAGATCCCAAAATACCATTTTCTAATCTTATGCCATCAGTGTCAACAGAAGGCGTACTGAGAAATGCAGTTATTGGAGTAGCATCTACTTCTCTATTCATGCAGTAAGAAGTTACTGTGGCTCCACTAGCATGAAGGGTTGGATTCTCAAAAAGTTCAAAATACATTTTTCCATCACTACAGGCAAATATATGACCATGAGATGATTTTGCTCCTGTGGCTATTTGTATATAAGCAGAAGCATCATCTAATACTCCATCAAATCTATAATTAGTAAACCATTCCTTTGATTCTCTAATTCTCCAATGAACCGCATTTACAGTTGAAATAGCTCCACTACTCCAAAGATATAAATCTGTAGTTCCATCAGTTACTTTTGAAAGCCAAGGATTAGTTCCTTGTTCAACGGTTACATTAGCGGTAGGATTAACAAAATCAATTATTTGGTTAGCCTCGCCATCAATGACGAAGACTTTTTTACCATCTACTCCGCCTATATTGGCATGTTCATCTCTGGTTACTTTTTGTGAATCTTTAAGCACTTAGTATCTCCTTTTGTTTTTGCAACTCTATCATGTTGCTGTCCAGCTTAGTCCATTGGTATAATTTGTGTAAAAGTCCTTTTCCTCTTTCTGATGTTCCCAGCCTATTTATTAAATATTTTACTGCCAACATTGAATCTGCTCCAGCTTCCTGTTTGGTGGCTAATAACTCCAGAAACATCTTTCGCTTCAGTCCTTTTCCCTGCCCAATCATAAATAAATGACATTTTCTTAACTGTTTCAGAATTATCTCTCTCATGCCTATCTACGCCAACATAATCTGATAAACGATGATATGCAGGATTATATTTATAATTAACCTCTAATGGTGGCTGTTCTTTTGGTGTTTCAACCTGATCTAAAGTTTCATCCATAAAAAAACCGCCACTTACTTATGGCGGACCCTAATCTTACTAGATTTTGTGTCTTTTAAGTATTTTAACATTGGATATATGCCCTTGTCAACTTTTTCCTTTTTATATTTTGTCCATTTATTAATCATGTTATTTTTATCCCATCCTTCTGGCCGTTCATGTTCTAAAGAAAAAGATTCATTTCCCTGATCTAAATAAAACTTGTATTTTTTAAACATATCTAACCTTTCAAAAACACCCCTTGCATCAAAACCAAAACCCTCAAAGTCTAAATTTTCATCAAAACCACCTACATCATAAAACGCCTGTTTTGGTACAGCACAAAGATTTGCCTCTATGTCCCATGGGTAAACTTCATAAAAAGCACCTAAATCGGTTCGCTTCCTCGGATCTTGCCAAGTAATAACATTCCAACTGCCGTCCTTGTATTTGTGGCCAACTGCACCGATTAAGCTCCTCTTCTCCTTTTGGTAGCAGTGCCAAAAGTTCTCCAAACAGTTTGGCCTAGCAAAAGTATAATCCTGCCAACTCACGATTAATTCTCCTTTAGCTTGTTTAATAAGCTTGTTGTAAATGCGATTAAGCGTCCAAAATCCGCCCTTAAAATCATCCTCAACCCATATAATTGACGACCCATTATACTTTAGTTCTTTAGGATTAAACTTTGAACCAATTAACCATTCAAAGTCATTGAAACCTTGCCTGTGAAGGGCCTTTAGAACGATTCTAAGACCTTTTCTTCTTATTGATGGGGTTATTATTGATATCTTTACCAATTTTCCTCCAAATAATATATTCACCCTCTTTAATAATAGAACCACACGGCTTACAATAATAGAAAGGTCCACCCGGCATTCCGTCTGGATATTCAACTAATGGCCCCGGAGTAGTATTCTTTTTCATGAAACTAAGCTTTCTTCCACAAATCAAGCAAAACTGTTCATGGTCAACGCCAAACTTCTTATAAGGAAAATAAAACTCACCCTTGCCTAGCTTCTGATAATACTCGTCTCTTATTATCTTACCAGTTCCCTTGCCCACTGGTCTTAAAACTGGCACTGTTTTTTGTCTTATAATTTTATATGCCGTTAACCTATGCCAACCATCTTTAATGAAGCCCTCTTCATCAACAATAAGTGGTGGCAAAACAACGTCATTCAAAAGCAATTCAATATAAACATTAAGCTTCCTGTCAGTTATAGTTTTACCAATCTTTTCACCCATAGAAACATTAACCTCCTTGGTTGGCCACATAACAATTTCCCAGTTTTTTGTTTGACCATCACAAACTTTTATTATTTTTGCTAATTTTGGATAATAATTCATTTTAGCAACTTCACCATCCTTTCCCTTAAATCCCAATGGTTTTCAGCCTTTTGATAGCCTACATCGCCATCGGGTAGATTAACAATATATTTATTAGCCTCAACAACAGGAATAACCATTGACTCGTTGCTCATACTTAAAATCAAGTCTTCTTCTCTACCAAGATTTGATAGTTTCTCTTCTGCTTTAAGCATTTTTAATAAAGCAGATCTATGCGCAAAGATAGTTCCATTTCCAACTAATAAATCTACCTTTTTAGGTTTGTCAAGAGTCCTGGGCAGAACCTCTTTGGCATTCCTATACGAATCCCCTAATAATATCTTTCCCCTATATCCCAAGCAACAACCCTTCTTAGCATATTTAACAAAGTTCTCCAAAGTGTGACTATATACATTAGTATCGTCATCTATAAAGTAGTAATAGTCACTTGGTTCAAGTAAGGCAGCTATATACCTTGCCCTGCCACCATAATTAACATTACTATTGATGGCGCCATCAAAAGAAACTTCTGGGTTATTATTAAAGAGAATAATTTTATCAGGCTTAACAGAACCAGACGCAAGGCTTTCAATAATTTTACCTATATTTCCAGTTCGTTCCCTCCAATAATGAAGTAAAACTACCGTTATTTTCATTTTAAAAATCCCTCCCCATAATCCGCCTGCATTTGTTCAGGATAAAGCTTGTTCCATAAATCCTCTGGATATTCATTCCACTTCTTTTTAAAGTATTCCCTGTTTATTTCGTCATACTTTTTCCTTTGATCGTCTCCTGCGATTTTAAAACTATGACTGCCCCAGTGCTGATATTGAGCTTTATTAGTATAGGCAGTTTTCCAACCAGCAAGTCTGAATCTATACCAAAAATCCCAATCATCGTAAGTACCCTTGCCATCAAACTTCTCATCATAAAACTGCATTGCTTCTTTCCTTATTAAGAAGAACGAGCTAGTACACCATCGTTCCTTACCAGTAATCCAAGTCTTATCGCCATTATAAAAAGGAGCATTATAGAAAATCTCATGAAAGTGAACCGAGCCAACCTTTTTATCCTTGAATATTTCTAAAGCTACCTTAAATATATTCTTTGACACTCTCACGTCATTGTTACTAATACAAATAAATGGAGTATCTACTAGCTTTAAGCCTTTATTAACCGCTTTAGCATAACCATAGTTTTTATCTAACCTAATATAAACGTTAGCAGCTTCCCGCAAATAACCAGCTCCATGAGTAGAGGCATTATCCACAATAATCCGCCTGCTGGCAGGCAGACTTTCTATTGTCAGTTGAGTTAAATTCAACGTTTCCGCTGTAGCCACCCAACAGGGTATGATTACACTAACCTTCATTTTAACCCCCTTAATACAGCCTCCAAGTAGTTGTCGGCAGTATAATTTTTCAATATAAACTCTCTAGGTGATTTCAGGCCTGACTCCTTATATTCTTTAATATAACTGTAGGTTTTTCTGTTTTTAACTGGTTCTAAGACCTCAGGCAATATGTCACAGCTCATTGCCTCCAAAACTGTTCTTTCTGAACCATGTACTGCAGGAATAATAACCCTTTTAGCCCTTCTGTAATAATCCCTTATCTTTTCTACAGGGAAATATCCTATTTCTATGTTTACTCCAGCCTTTTTACAAGCTTCTAGTTCTTCTTTTCCATCTGGCTGAACAGTTCCTATACAGGTTAATTTATTCCCTAGATAAGCAATATTAGATTGTAGCTTCCACTCACTAAAAGTGGCAGGATAAAAATATTCAATATCCTTTTTCACACTTTTGTCTGGAGAGAAAAAATCAGCATCAGTACCAAAAGCTTTAATAGCTCTAATTCCTAGTGCCCTTACCGCTTCATAAACTGGTGTTGATTCACAAAAAACTACATCAAAACCCTTTAAATTACTAGGATTGTCTGGGGTGGTAGTTAGAAATAATCCCCTTTTAGCAGAATATGTTGACTTTAGCCTTGAAAAGTTACTATAGCTTCCAGACCAAGCTAGAATCCAATCATATTCCTTTTTAGGCACTTCAAATAGTAGCCAGTCCACATTATGTACTTTCTCAAGTTTTTCCACGCAGGCACGTAGACCATCACGCCATAATGGCATAATTTTCTTTGCTCCTGTCCACTCCCAAATAAAACAAATTGATTTCTTTTCCATATTTTTCCTTCTTGGGCGATGTCGCCCTTTTTATAAAACTTTTTTCCACTTTTCAGGTATTTTCATCTTTTCATTCATGCCAATGTGAAAATGTGCCTTGTCTTTTCTAAACCTACCCCTTCCACAAAATGCGTCCCAATCAATCTTTTGTAGGTGAACCATAAATACATCAGGGCAGGCAATTTCTTTTATATGCTCCCCTAACCCAAGTCCAATTTTAGATGCTATTTCAACTTCAGACTCAAGATAATGAAAACCATCTGCCCAATCTAGTAATACTTTAGAAATAGTAGGCTTATGATAACTAGGATGAGGCCACCAAATTGATCGTTGAGCTAAAATAGGCTTATCCCAATCAATTGCCTTTTCTTCATCTCGTTGAAAAACCTCTCTGCCAGTAGCATAAACATAATCCTCTTTCATTCCCAAGACAAACTCATCTAGTCCACTATATTTATTTGGATCAGCTAAAATAAACTCGTCTGATTCTGCAAATATTACAATATCATATCCCATATCAAATATTTTCTTCTGCCCCTCTTTGCCCATTTTAACCATTGCACCAAGCTTAAAACCAACATCTTCAGTAACTTTATATTCTGTAAATTTGAACTTCTTATGTGCTCTGCCTACGCTCCCATCGGAAGTATTATTGTTAAAGACATAAAGATCATCAAAATACCGACTATAATACTTTAACCATAAAGGAAGCATTATCGGTTCATTTTTTACCATCGTGTATACTGCAATTTTCAACAAACTCCTTCCAAAGTCTCATTCTTTTGTGAAACTCTTTAAAATATTTTTTAACATCTGGGCTAGTTTTATTTTGCCAATAAAGTTCATTCAAGCCAAATCCCCTTGCTTCCTTAACCAAGTTAGTAAAAACATTACTTGCCTTGTCATGCCAAACATTACTATATCCAGTAACTACGGCCCAACCCTTCTTGTCTATTACTTTTTTAGAATATTGACCACCAAATACATCATCAGCTCTGTCAACACCCATAAATGGAGGCATCATATACATGTAGGGCAACATTTTCCTTTTAAATCCAACATTCATTATAGACATAGGATAAAAAATACCTTTTGGAATAGGACCCTTAAAGAATTTCATCTTAGGATTACCCCTAACCAACTGCGTTGGTGCATCATAGTCATGAACATTTTCCCAAACTCCATGTGACAAAACTACTTCTGCTTCATCTCTTACTCCATAAGGAAATCCTCTGGTGTACTCACTACCCAAAGACATCCAACTGACAGGCACCCTAGTATTTAAAACATCAATATGGTCTTGAATTGGATCTCCAATTGGCGAAACATCATCATCAGTAGTTATGATGTATTCAACTTCTGGACAATATTTGGCAATATAAGCAAAACCCATGTTCCTTACAGCAGAAGTTCTATTACCAATCAAGGCACTATATTTTCCCATTAATTGTTTTGCAGAAAACTTCTTACCATCCCAAGTCTTTAATATTGGTTTTTTACCATCATAAATAATAAAAACCTGACACTTAAAATTCCAGTCTTTTAAAAACTGCTTTATCTTTTCTGGCCTTATTGTTGGAATAACTACAGCTATTGATTTATCAATTATTTCTTTTTGCATATTTGAAAAGCACTCCTTTCTTTTTTATAAGTAAAACTTTCTCTTTTTGAATACAAATATTTTAATTCATCTACCGCTTTTACAAGTTGTGGTTGATTTCCAGTATAGTAATCATGAAACAAAACAAGATTTCCTTTTTTAACAAATGGCGTCCAATTCTTTCCATCATGATAAACTTCAGGATAAGAATGATCCCCATCTATAATCAGTAAGTCTATTTCTCTTTCCCACCCAGTTACTAATTCATATGATGGATGTTGATATAGTGTCCAATTCTTTATACCTTTTAAGTTTTCAAGGAGTGCACTTTTTACTTCTGTTTTTGTGTACTTTCTCTCTTCGCCTGGTTCACACGTACCGCCTTTTCTATATTCATAATCATATGGAAAAGGATCGACAGATATAACTTGACTTGTAGGAGAAGAAAGAGAAAGCATTTTAGCTGATCTCCCCATCCAAGCTCCTATTTCCACGATTAAGCCATTTTCAATCTTACTGGCGTGGTTATATAACAAGCGACAATCTGATCTTGACATCCAACCATGTATGTCCTTAATCTGATTATATATATTTTCAAAACCTATTTCTTTGTGCATATTTGGAACATACTTCCTATACCATCTTTATTGGTATAATCTTTTCTTTCACTAAATAAATGTTTTAGAGCATTTACGGCTGGTTTAACATAATGTTTGGCTGCATGATAGTAATCGTGAAACAAAACATAATGACCAACCTTTACCTCTGGCACCCAGGTAGCTGTATCCAATCTTACCGACAACTCCTGATGATCCCCATCAATTATTAATAAATCAATTGGTGTGTGCCATGTTCTACTACCCTCAACTGAATCAATGTGATGTAAGTGCCAATTCTTAATACCAATCATATTTTTAAGACACTCCCTTTTTGCATCTTCACCCTTAATAACACTACCACCCTTATACTCATAATTAGAAATATAAGAATCAAATGAATGAATCTGACTGGTGGGTGAAGCCAAACAAAGAACTTTGCTTGATCTTCCCATATATGGACCAATCTCAACAATTACGCCATTTTTTATTTTAGAGGCATAGTTGTAAAGAACCTCACAATCACAAATTGGCATCCAGCCTTTAATATCTTTTACTTGATCGAATACTTCTTCAAATGTCATTAAAACGCCTCCTTATATTTATCTGGTATTTTCTTACAATTTTCCCTTTTTCTTTTTACAAAATCTTTAAATAACTTGCTACCTTCTCTTTTAGTTTTTAAGCTTTCAAATTCATCAGCATCAATAAACCTGGTATGTACCATAATTAAGTCTGGATCAGCCCTTTTGAAAATATAAACCTTTAAGTCAAGCTCTTTTACTTCAGATTTAAGTCTAAAGCTTTTAGGATAGTGAAATCCCCACACAAAAGTCTGCGGTATACTTGAAATGGCAGTTTTAAAATGAGCGCTGTGCGGCCACCAATGGTCTCTTTGTTCCATCCAAGGTTTTTCCCACTTCATGGCTGATTCATCACTAGATTGTATAATCTCTCTGCCTGTACAGGTGATTTCTTTCCCTTTCGCTTTCCTGACATAATCTCCTAAATCCTTATATTTATCAGGATTAACAATAATAAATTCATCTAAGTCAGAATAAACCACATAATCATATTTCTTTAACAAGCGCTTTTGCTGTTCTTCTATCGCGACCACGCATAAGTCATGATAATTACCAGTTCCAACAACGTTAAGTCCTTTTAGCTTAATCTCGGTAAAGTTATAACCATGAGTGGGTAAGTCCTTTTGCTTATCACTCAAATTAACCACATAAACATCAAAATCAAACTGGCAATAATACTTTAACCAGTATTTAAACCAAAAGTAATAATTCCTGACATAAACTAAACAAGCTATTTTCATACTACAAACATTCCAAATCCAGGCGGATTAGGATTCTCCATATTAGAAACTGACCGATGAAGGTCTGGTAAAGATAATTTTGGGTATTTAATTTCATCCCATGCCCTTGTCATGCCCTCATTCAGCCTTATATCATCTATTAAAACAATCGTTCCCTTTTTAAAGAATTGGTCATATAACTGCATTTCAGCATGTAACTGCTCATAATTATGATCTGTATCAAAAAACCATAGATCGGTTTCTTTAAGTTGGCAGTCTTTAGGCCAAATTGCTAAGTCTAAGTCATTTCCCCTTATTAACGTTAAATTTGGATAATCCTGCTTAATAAATCTAAACTCACCCTCTGGTTCTGGAATAGAACAAGCATAAAGCATTGAATCCTTTGGTAAAGTTGATAGCATCATTAAAGCTGAAGATCCTCCAGCCGAGCCAAGCTCAACCACTTGCTTTGGTTTTATGGCCTTTACCAATGCCGCCAAATACCGATAATATTTTAAATTAACAACGTTATTAATATCATTCAAGCTACCTTGACTCACATCTTTAAGGTAGGGCTGAATTTTGCTAAAATCTAGCTTCGCCAATTCGTTCATTGCTAGTTGATTAATTCCTTTTGGTGTTACCATTTTTTAATCTCCTCTGGACTAGGCATTTTGCCTGTTACTGGATCTCTATGCTTTTTTTGATATTCGTAATTGGTTATACAAACCTTCTTATGACAAATCTTAGGCTTGTCATTTGGATTCCAATAAGGAACATTGACCCCGCACATAATACATTTTGTGTGTAAAACTTTCATTTCGCCTCCTTTCTATTTTTCTTCTTTCTTAAAATATTCACCAAATGGATGATGAAAAGGACATCTAGGAGCATTTCTAGAGGCATAAGTACAGCCACTCCTTGCACAAACATCCTTATTATATTGATTTGATTCTGGAGTCAAAGGTTTGCTTGAACCACTAAATAAAGCATGGCCTATAAATGATCCTAATAATGCTCCAAAAAAACTCATTTTTCCTCCTTCCTTTGGTACTTAAAACAAATTAAACCATCTTTACTAAAGATTTCTCCTACTTTATAATCCTTCAAAAGCTCTTTAATTGTTTCTTTTGTAAAAACCCTTATATGCCCTCTAGGTAATTTGCCGTCCCATTCCCATCCACCCTTAATGTTACCCGCACCATCACCATAGGGGCCGTCTGGAGTAGTAACATAGACCCAGCCACCAGGATTAGTCATATCTACCATGTGTTTTAAGAAGTCTTTTGGGTCAACCACTACATGCTCAAATACTTCCATGCAAGAAACAAGATCAACCTTTTCCTTTGGCACGAAGGTAGTTACATTATCCTGAACAAACTTAGCCTTAACCCCTAGTTCTTTAGCTCTCTGCCTTGCTACTTTCAAGGCACCACTGGTCATTTCAACCCCAGTAGCCTTTACCCCACATTTATTGGCATAAATAACCAAACTACCAACGTAGCAACCAAGGTCAATCATTGACTTGGCTTTATCTAAGCCATCAACAACCCATTGATAGCGAGCATATCTCTTCCCTGGATCAAGGGCTATAATTGCTGGTTCAATTCTTTCACAATCATCAGCTGGAACATCAAGTAATTTATCCAACCATTCTGGCTCAAAAACATGACGCACTATACCGTAAGTGTTTTTTCGTTCCTCTTCTAGTCCAACGAGGTCCTTAAAATGTTTCAGTAAATTCCAAGCCTTGAGGGGTTCATCCATTGTCACTAGTTCCCTTCTTATTATTTTGATTGCTGTTTTTAGGTCCATTAGTACGTCACCTCCAATCCATGCTTTTTTTGTAATTTAACAGGCATGTACTGTGCTAATTTTGCATCTTTTTTAAGTACCACGTTCATGGCTTCCTTTAAATCATCACGCTTGAACTCATTAGACCAGCCCTGAGCCACTTTTTCCCATCCAAAGGTGTCTTTGGCCCACTTCATCATTGGTTTTCTAATTTCTTCCTGCCTTTTATGATCCTTTAAAAGACTAATCAACTGTTTTTTGTATTCTTCCTGTACTTCTGACTCATAAATATCGCCTTCAATCTTAATTCCATGCTGTACCGTTGTTTTTAAAGCAGCATAATCAATCACAACTGGAACAGCGCCCCAAACTTGGGCCTTCATGGCACTTATACAGCTAATTTCTCCAAAGTGAGTAGGATAAGTCCACAAACCACATTTTTGATACCATTTCTTAATCTCTGGTTGAGGGATACGGCCATGATGAGTAACCCCATCTGTTTCCATTAACTTGTCCATTTTTCCCTTCCATGCCATTGAAGCGGGATTATTATTGTAAAAGCGAACAAACAACTGCCAGCCATAGAAAATATGTAATTCTGCTTGAGGAACGGCCTTTTTAACATCTGGCCACATCTTTAAGAGATGTTCTAATCCACGGTCATAGGAAGAAGTATATATACACGAATAAGGATTTCTCATAAGTTTACTCCGTTCCCAGTTATCATCACTTTCTCATCAGGGATATCGGGCAGATTCTCCCTATGCCATTGTGACAAAACCATAATCTTGGTAATTTTATCCAATCTTTCCTTTGTATAGTCTAATTGGTTGGCCACATCATGCAGCCAGACATATATTTTCTTGGCGTTATAGTTTGCATCTACTAATTGCGGCTGCCTCCAACCTATTACAATATTAAATGTATCTTTTGGATTAAGCCTAAAAGCTGGAATATATTTAACCCCATCATGTTCTCCTTCATCTATCCCTGGTTCAGCATAAACAGTTACTTTCCAACCAAGTCTAGCTAGTTCCCTGCTTAAATAAATAACTGCCTCTTCACTGCCGCCAATGAAGGATTGGCCTGGCTTATCTAAAGACTTAGGCGACCAAGATGTATAGTTAAATCCACATATAAGAGCAATTTCATCATCTTTCCATATTCTAGGCGGGATAACCTTCTTACTAAGTTCAGCCATAAAAGGATTATCAGCAATCATTGCGGGTAAAGAAAGCAGAAGCGGCTTTAATTTGTCTTTTTGACCCGTCTTTTCTAAATGATCAACCAACTCTATTACATTTTTAGAAAGCTTTTTCTGAAGAACCAAATTATCAGTAAACTTTACCCTATTAGCCATGGCTTGATCGTTAGGCAGAAGTTCGTGAAGTTTTTGAGATGCCGCCCATGCTTCGTTGATTTTACCGGTTTGAATTGAACTGTGATATAAAATCTCTAAAGCTCTTGCCATTAAGTCGCGGGGATTGCTAACTAACGTTGACCGTGGACTCTTAATCTTTGATGCTAATTTAACCCAGTGTAATGCTCTTGTCCATTCCTTTTTAACCAAATATGACATCGCGATATTAAGATAGGCACCGGGGGATCTATCATCTTCTATTAAAGCATTATGACCGCATTTAATAGCATTATTTATTTCCCCTAAAGCACGATAAATCTCCGTCAAATACTCCCAGCATTGAGCGCGCTCCTCTACCCAGCCAGACTGATGCTCTCCACCCACATAAGATAAAAATAAAGTTTTGCTTGATTCTAAATATTCCTTTTTTTTAGTAATCAGCCAAACGTCAAAATGCGCCTTGCCTAAATAATAAATGGGGCGGGGATCTTTGCCCTCTGTTTCATAGATGCTTAATTCTAAGTTCTTAATGTTCCTTAACAAAGCTTTTTTTGACCTTTTAGAGTTAGAGAGGTGAAGAACATCACACCAGTCATTTTCGCCTTTCCTTGTTGGTTTCTGCTCAATTAAGGTTTCATGAATACAAGCAACCCATTTATGAAGCCCTACGTTTTTAATTATTCTTTCCCTTAAATGTTCAATTAAAATGTTTTTAACCTTATTATCTACAATTTCCGCTTGGTAGATATAATTCATAAAAACACTATCAAGTTTGTTAACTTCTGCCCACTTAACAATTTCTTTTAACCTGTCACCCCTAAAAATGTCGTCAACATCAAGCCATATCATCCATTTAAACTCTTCAGGTACTTGAGCCAAATTGTGATTTCTAGCCTTATCAAATAAGAATATCTTGTCACCAATCTCTATTTCTGGATTTAAACCAAACTTCTTTAACCACTCAATATGCTTTTTTTCAATTACTCTAAAGAACTTATCGGGTTCATAATCAACTACGGCCCCGTATTTTTTAGCCACTTTCCTTAGTTTATTATTCTTAGTTGGGGTTGTAATAGTTATAAACATCCCATCAACTTGTTTATCAATAGAGCTTAGAACCCTTCTAAGGGTATTAGGATCTTCATGTCCGGCCACAATTAAGTTAAGGGCAATTTTCATACTGCACCTGCTATTCTAAACTTAGGAAATTTTCTAATAAACTTTTCAAAAAACTCTTTATTCATTGGTAGTTCTGATGGATCATATAATGTTCTAATTATATTATGTATTCTTACTGGCAAGTCAAGTATCGCCCTGCCGAAACTTCCATCCTTTTTAGTAACACCCCTAAATCTCTTATTGCCGACTGATGTCACCTTTCTTGTTGCTTTTGTATTCTCCAATGTAACAATAAACGATTTGTATTCTTTGGGCCTTTCTGTTGCCCACATTGCTAGAATTTTCTCAATAACAACCCAGGGGTCTTTGGTTTTTTTAAGTTGGATTAAACGGTCAACAGTTTGAACCGCACCTGCCGGAGCATATTTGTAGCTTGAAATTAGTTCCCGATCTTTTAAACCTTTTATGTCTTTCATTTTAAAAAGGGTGGAACGGTATTTGCAACTTGTTGCCAAGTTACATTGCCGCTCAAGCCGCCACCCGCGACATCAATTATTTTTTAATAATTATGTTAACCTCCCTGTGCGTAACCAGAACTTCTGAATGAAGATCTTTCTGCCAGATACTCCAAAGTAACTTCACCAATAATGTGACCGTTGTCACGATCTCCATCTTTGGCCAATCTTTCCCTCTTTGGAGGTCTCAAATAAGCAAGTTTCCACTTGTCTTCTTTAATACCGATTATTTGAGGTCCTGGAGTAGTCACCGCGCTAGGAACGTCTTTGTGCGCAAAGAGTTTGTGTACACCTCCATCAGACTCATAAACCTCGACTGGTCTTGTAAGTCTTTTGTCAGAAGCATCCACATACTTTGTTGAACCAGCTGTAAAAGTAGAAATCTTTTGTTTCAGTTGAAAAGTCGTTAGAACTGTGTCAAACACATCTGAGTGTCCAACGTCATCCCAAACTAATTTAACCATTGAGTTAAATTCTGTTTCAGATAATGAACTTCCAGAATTTCTATTAGTATAGTGGCTCGTAATAACAGATTTCAAACCTGCCATTGTTCTTGCTACACCAGACGAACCAGAAGCCAAGGCGCCATTGATAATGTCGTATTCAAGTTGGTTTTTCCATTCTTTTAAACCTTTACCCGCTTGATAATCCAATGGACTACCCATACCTGCGTGGTCTACGTCCCTTTCCGTGCCAGAAACCCTATATGTTTGCTCGATAATTTCACACCAATTATGTCGTCTTACAGGTTGGGTTAAGTCGCTATAAGTAGCGGCTGCGCCTTCAACTGAAGTTGACTGACTGGATTTTCGAGAAATATAGTCTTCTAGCCATTCGTGGTGAACTTGTTTTGCTGTGCTTCTACCAAGCATTGTCGCTAAAGGATTGTCATCTGGACTTACATCAGTAATAATATCCAGTAAATCCTCCCGCATTGCCTGGTCGCTATCCGTAGCACCAGCAGCATCCGTCCATGTTCCTAAACCATATGCCATATTATTTCACCCCCTTTCAATTAGATTTTCGGGAGGTTCTTAATCCTTTCATGGATAGCGTCTATGTCACCATGTCTTGTTCGTTCTTGTAAATCGGCAAGATCAGTTGACGGTAAACGTTTGTCAGAACGTCCCGTTGCCTCAAGAGCCGCTTGCTCTTTTGGCGTTAACTGTTCAAGAGCCTTGTCTGCACCTGCTTTTTCAGCCTGTTTCACTTCTTTTCTGCTCAAACCAACAATTCTATCAGCCGCCTCTTTAAAGGTCGTTTTATCTCCCTTTAATAACGAGTTAGTCAGAAGACCGCTAACAGCATTATGAAATTCCTGATTAAACTTTTTCCCTTCTGGGTTTAAGCTCGGATAAGCATTAAAAGCTTCTTTTTCCTGCTTCTCAGTTTCTATAACAGCAATTCCCTGCACCTGATGAGACAACTTAGTTACTTGCTGTCTTAACTGTGCGTTCTGCCGTTCTGCGTTTCCAACAGGTTCTGGCTGTTGAGTCCTAGGCTGTGGTGTACCTTTTAGGGTGGTAAAAATCTGTTCGGCTTTTACCCGCTTTGACCGCTCTTCTGCAAGTTGAGTTTTCAACTTCTCGAATTGTGCGGTTGTGCGTTCCTTTACACCAACAGGCAACGTGGCTTTTTTCCCTTCAACTCCTTTTTGACCTTCCCCCGATGGGCTAGTCTCTGAAGGAACTGTTGGGTCAGGCGTTTTTTGATCTGCATCAGGCATTGATGCTGGCTGAGTGTCTGCACTCTCAGCTTCTAATTCTGCCTTTGGTTGGTCTACCATCCAACCTCCTTTCTTTTGCGATTTAGACTGCCGCATACAGTGGTATTTTTAATGCTTTTATAAGTTGGGCTTTAACTTAGTCAAAACTCAAATTACAAACTCATTCTTCCTGTAAATATGTCCTTTTCTTATTGTATCATGAACCCCTAGAAAAAATCCCGCCCTACACTTCTCACACTCCGCTTCCTTTGCTTTTACTAACTTAAAACTATGTTTACAATCAGGCTTTTCTACCATCTCTGTTTTAACAGTATCCGCTCCATACTTAGTAAAATATTTACTGTCACTTGCTGGTAAGGCGTTTAGCATTACTTATGTCCTCCCTGCTTGGTCGTCTACATCAGCTTTAATATCTGGTGAAACTGCCTGCTGAGTAGTTGTTCCCCATTTAACCGTAGCGTTGCTTGCTAAAGTTGTTCTATCAGCATTATCAGGTAAAACTTTAGCTTCATTGGCTTGTAAATGCCATTTATAACCTTGACTGTCTCTAACAGTCATGTTAGCAATATCAGTGTCTTTACCTTCTTGTGGAATGTTTCTTAAACGAATTGTACCCATCTTACCTCCTTTCTTTATTGGCCAATTTTGAACTTAGTATCCTCTTTACTATATTTTTTCTTGTTCAAAGTCTTTAATGTTTGTTCTTGCTGTTCAATAAACTGTAATATCTCAATTATTACTTTTTTAAACATACTAGCAGTTACCGCTGCATAGTTAAACTCTTTTTCTATTTTGAATTGGGTTGGGTCTGGAAACGACTGGTCGCGCTTGACCTCCAGCCATGGGCCTAGCACCTGCTGCCATCCTTCCGACTGGGACATTTCCTTGACCTGCCCCGCCTGCTTGCGGGCCAACTCCTCCTGCTTGGTTAGCTTCATTTGGTCCTTCCTGTATTTTTTCAAAATACTTTTCAGCGTCTTTTAATCCTACATCTTCAAGTGAATCTTCTAATAATTCCTTCATTTTAATCCTTATGCCTTCTTGTTGCAGTAATGCTATTGTATTTGGATCTCTTGCTTGTTCTAACAGTTGTCTTTTCATTATGCCTTTTTGCTCATCAGTCGGCAATTGCATTGATTCTACATCGGGTATAAAGTCATAATTACCGGACAAATCTTCTGGGGTAAGAATCAAACTGCCCACCTCATCCCCTTCTTCCATTTCAAGCTTTGGTTTAATACCGTCTTCTGTTTTAATTGGATATTGCGGTTGGCCAAAACCTTCAACGTCAATGTTAACGCCGCTTTCCATAGCCTCTGCCATTTTTCTTGCATCTTCGTCATTAATTACATGATTGTCTAAGCCCCTGCTTTGAAAGTATCTAATCGCTTCTTTACCTACAATTCTAATGATTTTTTGCTGTTCCCTTGGATCGCTGAACATAAACTGCTTATTCATTGCGTGCCAAAACATCATTTGCTTTTTAATTGCTTCTTTCAGGAACAGTTGATTGAAATTGTCTCTGGCGTTCTTTTGCATTTCACTTGCCTTGATTTCTGTAGCCGTCCTGTCTTGCTGTCCCGGCACCATGCCCGAAGTTTGTGCTGATGTTTCACCAACAGCTTCCTGTAATGCCCCTACTAAGAATCTATAAGTTGAAGCAAACTCTGAAACACCGGCAATACCTGATTCATGAGCAACTACATCTGTAGCGGGATCGTTCATAATCCATTTCTTGCCCGGCCCAAACTCTAAGGTGTGCATTTGAACACCGGTAGACCTAACTTTAAGCGGTGTATATAACTTCATGTTCACCCCATCTAAATATTGACAAATCAACGCATTAATACCACGCTGGATTCTTTCAACTGGTTCAACTTCCGACAATCCGTATAGGTCGTCATCAATCGGATAATATTTAAGCATTACTACTGGAATTTGCTGATGGTCATAAGGATTTGGAATCTCCCTCAAGACAACACCATATTTAGGGGCGAAGGTAATCCACTTGTCATTTCTATATTCTGTTATTACTTCTACTGTTTTATATACCTCATCCCTGCCTAAGAAATCCTGTAAGCCTTTTAATGATTTATTCTTAAGCACAAAATTAGAGGCTCTTGTGTCACCGTGTTTCTTAGCTTCCTTTTTTACAGAATCTCTTAAGATGTCAAGGTTTTTATAGATTGGCTTGCTTCTTGCCATGTCATTAACCCGTCCAAACTCATCCAAAGTTACATAATCCCTATATTGAAACCACTGTTTGATTGTAGAATAGGAAGGATTAGCTAATACGTCTCTCGGAGATAATACTTTAAAGTCATTGCCATCATAAAAGGGGACTGACTTAACCTTGCCATCCTTTTTTTTAAATCCTCTATCATACCGATACTTACACAAAGCAAAAGCACTGCCATATTTTCTAGTAATCGTATCCATCATTGCCCATTTGGCTAACATGGCCATAGAATCAACTCTTTCGTTTTCATCCCATTGAAACATTAAAAGTTCATTGTTGATCTTAGCACCCAAAGCATCTCCGCCTTCTCTTGGCACCATTCTGCCCCTTAGTTTGTTTGCCAATAACCTTGAAGTCTTTTCAAATATGAAAGTAAAAACACGGGGATCAAATACTACTGAATTGTAGGGCCAGTTTGAAGTATCAATGTGGGAACGGAAAAGCTCATCTACTTTGTCCCATTGGGGTCTGCGGACATCTAAATCTTCCTCTGCCATGCTTTTATGACGCATAACATCAACAAAGGTTTTTCTTTCGTCTAGGGTTCCTTTAACAACGATTTTTTCTAGCGGATTAGCCATAATAAAAAAAACTGCTTATAATGTAGCTTCTCCCTGCGGACAACTACGCTATTAACAGTTCCTTACCTTATTAGGTCTTAAAACTTATTTAAATATAACAGTTACTTGTTGGCTTGTCAAGTTGGTTTCTAAACCTTGAACCTTTCTGCTAATTGTATTTCCCAAACATCATAATCCTCTGTATAACAAAACCATTTATCTTTGCCATTTTCTTCGCAATAATCAAAAGCAATGTAATTACTTTTAGTAAAATATATTTTTTGAATATAAGAAGAATCACAATAATCACCACCCCATCCTCTTATATCCCACTCACCACCCTCACAATACTCTGGAACATAATCTGCACGAACCTTATAGCACTTACTAACTTTATCATAGGGACACGCATAAACAATGGTAATATAAGTAAATTGATTCTGATAAATTGCCCAACCAACAATAACAGCCCAAACGACAAAAGAAAACAAATAATATCTTTTCTTATATTGTCTATCAGTTTTTTCTTGGTGTTCAAATGCACACTTTATTTCTTCACCTAATACAAAATGTTTAAAGCCATTAATAACAACCCCAATAATTATAACAGGAAAGAAAAATATTAAACTTGCTATAACTATAAAATCATTTTTCATATTCTTGTTTTGAGAAGGATGTATTGGTTAGGACGATGCCTTTGATCCCCAATTCGCCCTTTTTCATTACCACCACCGCGTTTTAATAATCTTATTGCCTTAACTTTTATTAAATATTCTATAGACGGATAGAGGGCCCGTGTGTCTAAAGCTTCATAACCGTCTATAGGTAATCCCCAAGTATTTGACCAATTAAACCTTTTTCCAATTTTAGCAATGGGCCTTTCCCATTCCAGATTATCTTGATTACCAGTCCAGTACTTTAAAAATGCTCTTGCTATCCTTTTATACTTAGGATTTATATAATTTCTACGCATTTTATCTATTTCGTTTATATTTTGTAAAAATTTATACCAAGAGTTTTTTCCATACCTTCTCCTTGTCGCATTAAGTAAATATTGATGATTATCTCTTAACCAACAAGTGTTAAATTTACTTTTAGATTTTATTCTTTTAAATTTCTTTTTAATTATTTTTTTAGTATAAACAGTATTACATAACTTCCCCGCACAATAGTGACTACAAAACCTACCTGCGTTTTTTATCCCGCCTACTTGGCTTGGTGGATTTTTAAATTGTTTACCACACCACCGACATTTCAATTTAACTCTCTTTCTCCGTTGGTATTTATCATGGCATTTTACATTACAAAAAATCCTCTTTTTCGTAAAATTATAAAGACTCTCCCATTGCCATTTTCTTTTCCAAACAGCGGGACATTTTTTCTTCTGTATTGCCCCCCACTTCCTTATTTTAAACCTCTTCCTCTTTAACTCCTTCCCACAATATTGACAAAATCTTTTTTTCATTTTATCTTTCTTGTATAAGGCACGTTCCAATATTGACTTTTACAAGCAGGACAACGCTTAGGAATCCAGTCACCTCTTTTCCACCATGTGTTTCCACACCGTATACATTTTTGAATAGGGCTTTTCATTAAGATAATACTACCACAAGAGGAATAACCTGTCAAGTCCAGACAACTATCTCTAGCTCCAACTTAGTCTTATCTTGTATCCTTTTTATTAATGTCAATACTTCTGTTGAATCTGCCCCGCCAGTATTTAAGATAAAGGAAGGGAACATTGGCGAAGTTACTGCTTTACCCTCCCATGCTCCAACCATTCCTATCCTTCTTATTATATCATTCCCACCCCAGCTTCCCTTGAAACAGCAGCCAGCCGAAGGAAAGGAAGGATAATCCCTTTTACGAACCTCCTGTATCTTGTCATAAATCTCTACTAATTTTTCATCCAGTTCCATTCTAAAAACAGCATTGATAACAATCCAGTCGTTTTGGAAAACACTTGTTCTGCGTCCAAAACAGCATTCTTCTTTACTAAACACTTTTCTTTCCCTTGTTAGTCTATTAAAAGCTTCAACGCTAACTAAATAATCCGATATTGTTCCACGGGACGCGCCAGCGTTCATGACAACAGCCCCCCCAATAGTACCGGGAATCCCTGAAATATGTACAAGTCCTCTTAAGCCAATTTTAGCGGTCATTAAACCTGCTTTTCTTAACAAGAAGCCCGCTTCTACTAATAAGCTTGTTCCAGTAAGTCTAAAAGCGTCTAAGCTAATTTTTATGACTGAATTAACTCCTTTGCTAACTAAAATATTAGTACCCGCCCCCAGAATGTAAGCTGACTTTAAGGTTTTAGAATCTATTGCCATCAAATCGTCCACAGATTTAACAATGTAAAACCTTTTAGCAGGGCCTCCTATTTTATAACTCGTGTGGTTGGCTAATGGCTCATTTCTAAGTAATTCCATCTTTTATCCCTTTAATTATTAATTGATAAACGCTTTCTGCTTTTCTTTTTACTCCTGGAATAGTTTTCTCTAAACCTGCCCTAATTTGTTCCTTTAGCTTCCAAACACTGACAGCATATTCAAAAATATCTTCCGCCTTAACCGTTTCCGTTAAAAGTACATTATTAAAGGGATAATCAATCATTTTCAATAATCCAGGCATTTTAAAGTCTATGTCTGGTGTCATTGGAACAAACGGAGTACAAGCTGACGCGGCATAAACTATGCCATGATACCTGTTAGATATTAAGATACCGTCTTTAAGAATGTCAATTAACTGCCCAGCGTCAGGTCTATCGTTAATAACTAAAGATTTATGATCCATCATTCCTGCTATTTCATTGGCTTGTACTCTATCATCCCTGCTTCCATGACCAATGGGAATAAAAACAACTGGACCTAATGTTTCTACTGCCATGTCTGCAAACTTAGCAATTTCTTTTAATAGTCCTGGAGCGGCCAAGTATCCCCTTATACCTATTTTAACTGCTTCTGGTGGAAGGAGTTTAGGATACTTTTTAGCTTTAACAGTAAAAACGCCATCGGGGAGTAATTTAAGATGATAACCATTAACTCCTAGATGTTGAATTAATTTAAAAGACTCTTCTTCTCTCGCAACAACCAAATTAGCATTATTAAGGACGGTCTTGCCCAATTCCCTAGTTTCTTTACTCAAATTCCCTATAAAGGTCTGAGAAGCAAAGAAGGTTGGTTTACCAAGGCGCTGAGCAACTCTGAAATAGGTGAAGTGATTAATCATATCGTCCCCATTCATGTAGCCACCGCCCTGACTTATTACTACATCTGCTTCCTCTAATGCCTTAGAAGAAAGCAATGGCGCTACTTTAACCTTTCCAAGCTGTTCTACGTCCCACGCTTCAGTTTTTTGCGAACAAATAGTAATAGAAACAGGAAAAGCTTCTTTTAAATGATCTATCATGCTTTTCCAAATAGCCACGTCACCAGTATTGCCAGTCTGCCAACAATGAGTTAGTAAAATATTCATATTAACACTATCCTTTTTTTAACCATAACCGACTTAATAATATTATCTGTTTCTTCCGCCTTAATCTGTGTCACTACATTGTCTTGAACAAAAGTCCTAATAGTACCATAACCAGTCCCATAAGCTAAATTAGCCAAAGCCCTAACATAGCTGGTGATAATAAGTGGATTAACGCCTGTTTCTTCTAAAGCTATTTTAATTAAATAAAGTTCAGGATCTAATTTCCTTATTACTTCCCAATAAGATTTTAAATTAGCAGCCTCGACTGTTGGTAGTGATTTCATAAACCTATTCTAAAACTCTTTTCACCAACCCTGCCAAATCGTGCTTGATCTGGCGGTGCTTGATCCATGCTTGTCTTCTTATAGCTGACAGCAAAATATCCCAAAGCGTCCATAGCGTGATCGTTAGCCTTCTCAGGTACATCGGGTTCATTTAAGTCTTGTGCTTGGGTAACTGATTTCTCTTTCCACCTATATGTTTCAAATTCATTAATTGTATTTTGACAGTTTTTGAAAACAAATAAACTTGGATTGCCTTTTTCTTTTTGGGTGACCTTCTCAACAAAATGTCCTGGTGAAGACTTAAGTCTCTCTGCTACCTTCTCAATTCTAAGCCTAACCCAGCTTTGCTGATTTGTGCCAGACTCCCTAGTTGCCGGAGTAATATAGATACCCCTTTCTTGAAATTCTTTAATCCATTGCGCTCCAGAAGGATCACCATAACTTGATACAACACTTTTAGAGTAAGTATTGGAATTAATAATACCGGCATGATAATCGATAGTCTTGCCGGCTAAATAGTGTTCGTCAATAATAAACCAGTTGTCGTCGTCATCAACTCCAACCCAAAGACAAACAGTGGGATTAGTAGAACCAAAGTCAAGACAGCGATAAATACTAAAATCTACATCAAAGGGTTCAATGACATGAATGCTTCTGTCAAACCCTTTATACACAAGTCCTGTATACTTTCTAAAGTCAGCCATGTATTCTTGAGCGAATGTATCTTCAGTCAACTCGGCTTTAGCTTGATCTATCTCTCCTTTTGGAATGAAATTATTATCATACGAAGTGAATCGCCACGACTTATAACTTCCCTCTACTTGTCCCAACTCATATAACTTATGGAAATGATTAAAACCTTTTGGTGTTGAAATGAAGATAGTCGGGGCTTCGTAATCTGTTAAAGTGGGTCGCAATACTTCTAACCATAACCAGTCCCAGTTTCTTATACTAGCGATTTCGTCAATCACTAAACCTCTTAATTTAACTCCTCTTAGTGTATCGGGGTTCTCAGCACCTTTTAGTTCAATGATACTGCCGTTTATAAGTTCAATCGAGAGATATGGTCTGCCAATAATTTTCCTAATCCACTTCTTTGGTATCTCTTTCTGGATGTCTCTCCAATGAATCATTTCCGACTGCTTATAAGTTGGTGAAACTATCCAGTAGATTCCTCGTTCTTTAATTGCCCAGCCCAACACAATCATTCGGCTTAAAACTGATTTGCCTGCTCTTCTTCCAGCACATACAACTTTAAACCTATGGTTATCCCTCAATACCTGGCTTTGCCACTTCGATAGTTTGACTCTCATTGTCTATGTATTCTAATTTCATTTCGCCGATATTAATTTGGGTTACACTAGATGGCGGTTCTACCATTTTATGATTTACTTTTAACAAGAAAATCGCCATTGCTTGATTAATTTCTTTACCCCCATACATACCATCATTCATTAATTGGACTTTCTGTTTGGCTAAAAGCTTTTTTATTGTGTCGGAAAAGTCTTTATATTTCTTAGACCATTCATATATCGTATCGGTGTTTATCTTAAGGTGAAGGGCTAAACCCTCTACTGTTGGCAACTCCATATTTCCCCGGCCACACATTGCCAAATATTTTTCAATCTCTTTAAAAACACCAATATTATATTTTGTTGGCCTGCCGATTAAGCCTTTTGAGTGTTTTCTCATAATCAAAGTTAGGTGATAATATATTCTTTTTCTTCTTCAAGTAAGCATAGTCTTTTGGTCTTGCTTTCTTAAACCATTCAAGAAACCATATTGGATCATTGTGGGCGCTTTCTTTTCCTCCTACATGATGGGTGTAACCAAGTAAGCAGCCATTTCTTAAATCATATCTAAGTGTTAAATTCTTACGGCCAACCACGTGATGAGGCTGATTTCCAATCTTTTGGCAAATCTCACAACATCCATTATTCTTCTTTCTTATTATACTACTCCATAACTTATCACACTTTTTTCTTAATGTTTTCTTACTTGGTTTTTTCATATCAACCCCACTAAAAATAAAATCAAAGTACTAACTGCAAACCAAGCCACAATAACAATCAATCCTGCCATTAAACAACCTGTGTTATTATTCATAAGAATTTCTCTAACCGATAGGTTAGTTATTAAATAATTCTTTTAAATCTTGAAAAACTGCTATGCCCATTCCTATTGCCAAGCAGTAATCCCAAAACATAGAACTTTCAATCTTTAAACTACTAATAAAAAATGTTATTCCAACACTAATAACTGTTCTCATCTTAATAACCTCTCTGGTAATAATTCAGGATTCTCATAAATGTTGCCAATTACTTTTAATTCAATTCCAATTATATTTCCTTCTTGAAAATAATCATCTTCAGCCATTCTATCTACTAATGAAAATTTTGCTTTTTTGTCTTCCCATTTTACTATAAACTTGCCTCCAGCAAGATTAACAATATCCCCAGAATAAATCTCTTTTTTATTCTTGTCTTTGAGGCCAATGAATTGCATAAGTTCTAATGATGTAGACTTAACCCATAGGGCAACACCTTGTTTATTTTTTACCTGTGTAGATTTAAAATTGTTTCTAAATCCCGATACATCGAATATTCCTTGATTATTTTCTTTATCCCAAGCCCTAAATTTAATTTCTCTCATCTTCTCCTCTCTAACTGATAAGGTTAGTTATTTTTTCCTTTCTAAATAAGGGTTAAGCCCCGTCCTGTATATTCTGCGAGTTCTGCGTATAAATTTCTCATTTTTCTAATATCTCCTTTACTGGTTTCCAAAGTTTATTACACCATTCTCTTGGATCATGAAAGACAGCTCCATTTATTCCGTCATCAAGTAATAAGTAATCTGTCCACTTATAATAGTTTTTAAACTCAAAATCATCATTCTCATCCAAAAACTCAATAAGTTGGCCGATGGAGAGGAGAGGAAGCATACCAAAAGGTATTAAGCCATTTTTATCTTTAAATAAATCAATATCTATTTTGTTATATTCGTCTACTGCCCGCCCAATATGTTTTTCACACCACTCTTGATATTTTTTTCTTCCCCTTCTGCTCAATTTATTTAATTGTTCAACTGTGATTCGTTTTTTCATTTTTTCCTTTCAGGGAATTTAAAAGCCTATTTATTATATGATTAGAAAATGGGTCGCCTATTTCATTTCTACAATCTTTTATCCTCCCCACCATTTCCTTCTCAGCGTTAGAGATTTCTTGTTCAACTAAATTTTTTAAATGTCCTCCTAAATTCCATTCGCCTATTACCCTATTGCTTTTTATTCCAAATTTTTCAAGTAATTCTCTAATTAATTTATTTATTCTACTTTCCATTATTTCCTTTCAGGGAATTTAAATAGTTTAATAATTCTCCTCGGTGAATGAACCTATCACCATCCCAACCAGGCTTGCTACTTCTTATTTCATGATAAGTGTCACTCTCAATGTTTTTTATTATCTTATTCCCCATTTCCTTCTCTTTGTCTTGAATAACCTTAACAATCTCATCTGCAACATTCCACCAAGAAGCACTATTAGTAGCATCATTTATCCTAAGTATTTTATGTATTTTTTCTGTTAATTCTTCAGTTTTCATTTTAAATCTCCTTCAAGTTTTTCAGCACAATCAAAACAATGACCTTCAGATTCTTCTCTACACTTCTCTTGTTCAATTCCACATTCTTTACAAATATGACGCCCAACTTCACCACACCAACCACACATTTCTCTCAACTCTTTTTTAGTTTTCATAATTCCTCTATTTCAACTGTTAATACTCCTCTACTAATTGGCGCAAGAGCCTCAAAAGCTCCTTTACTTAAATCAAAATCCCTGCCGTATTTTTCTTTGAAGCTTCCCCTATCGTTACATCTCGCAACCACAGAATTACCGTTAAAACTGAACCTAAAATGAGAACCAATATCGTAATTATTAGAACAAGCACATGACATATCAGTTTCTCTAAACCTTTCGCCAGAAGCCGTAATACAGGCAGGATTAAATCGTCTGCAATAGCTTTCGTCATAGAAGCTGACTTTTGCTCTATATATCCCTTCAATATCTTCTTTGGCTTCCTCTCTTTGTTCAAAAACTGCAACCTCTTGTATTGGGCTTCTGTAATTAGCATGATTTCCTCCTAAAAGTAAAAGTATTAGTAATATCATATTGGCAGGCTTGGGCCACGCCATCAGTTTGCTGTTAACGTGGCCCCGGGATTATAACCCTTGAGCCGGGACAAGGATTTACACCTTGCATGGGGAATGACCCCCTAGTTAATTTAACTAGTGCGTTACTTTTTCCGCCACCCGGCTATTTATAACCCCTGAAAATGCCTCTCGCTGTTGTTTAAAGAACAGAGTTAATTGTGTTCTTGTTGTTTAAGCCAGAGACATCTTCAAGAATTATAATTAAATACAATCTTTGCAAAATTTGCTTTCATCCATTTTTACTTGACCACATTTGCAGTATTTGTCTTCAAGAATTAGAACTTCTTTTACTGCTTGCCAGAGAGCGTCGCAGAGTTCTGTATACTTAATTTGTTTATCATGAACACCCAAAATTAAAATATCCATATAAATTGTAACCGTTATTTTTTCCCTTAAAAACTCAATAAGTTGGCCGATGGTGAGAAGGGGAAGTTTAAACTTAAATGGCGTCCCATCCTTTCTCCTCCCTGCGGGCCAATTCAAACCATCCCTAGGGTCACACCAACTAGCGTATCTTATTCTTCCCTTTTCACTCAGCTCATTTAGTTGTTTTTCAGTTATGTGTTGTTTCATATTATGTGGGGGCGATTTCTAAACACTAGCCACCGCCCCCGCCTTTCTTGCGACATTTTTTTAAAGTTCTACCACTTCATTTTAATAATTGACTCTATTGACTGAACCAAAACATGACAATCATTTGGCAATTCTTGTAAATCAGAAGCCTCTTTACTATTTAATTCTCCAGTTTCATAAACTATTCCAGCGTCTTCTAAAGTAATATAAGTTGAATTAACCGCTTTTACTTTTCCGTGATAAGTATATCTAGCACACCAAAAAGTGTAAATCTTACCAACTAAGTCTTTTAAATCATTAATTGGCTCAACCTCATCTCCATTTAATTGATCTTTAATTTTCTCGTATATTTCACTGCTTATTTTAATTGTTTTCAAATTTATCACCTCCTTTATTTTGCTATATCGACCACAACCTCGACCCCAACCCCGACCTCGACCTCGACCCCGACCACAACCCCGACCACAACCCCCACCACGACC